CTCGTATAAATTATTATGAAGAGATTATGTTTTTTCTTGAAAAAGTTCTCCAATGTTTAAACAATAGAGGATTTCAAATTAAGAATAGTATTGACTGGCAAAAATTTATGCAAGGTAGTATTTGATGACTGATGTTACTATTCAGAAGAAGAACGAAGTATATTTAACTGTTGAGTGTGAACCTCATATTAAGTATGAACTTTCAGAGTATTTTACATTTGAGGTTCCAAACGCAAAGTTTATGCCTCAATATAAAAAAAGATTGTGGGATGGAACCATAAAGCTTTTTAGTCCTGGAGACGGTAAGATATATTGTGGTCTATATAGTTACTTGACTGAATGGTTAGACTCTAGGGGATATAGTTATGAGGACAAAGATAATGAATATTATGGATTACCCGAAGAAACAAATGATTTAGTTTCTGAGAGTGGAGTTGTAGATTTTGTGAAAAGTTTACACATCCCATTTAAAGTAAGAGACTACCAATATTATGCAATCTATCAAGCATTAAAATACAATAGGAGATTGTTATTATCTCCGACTGCATCTGGTAAGTCTTTGATGATTTATTCTATTACCAGATTTTTTGCTAACCGAGGAGACAATATATTAATTGTTGTACCAACTACATCATTGGTAGAACAGATGTGTGGTGACTTTGATACCTATGGTTGGTCGTCTAAAGATTACTGTCATAAAATATATGCTGGTAAAGATAAGAACACATCTAAACAAGTAACAGTAACTACATGGCAATCTATCTACAAGATGCCAAAAAGTTATTTTGAAAATTTTGATTGTGTGATTGGAGATGAAGCCCATCTATTTAAAGCAAAATCTCTTATCAATATTATGACCAAGTTACATAACTGCAAACATCGAATTGGATTTACAGGAACACTCGATGGTTCTAGTACAAACCAGTTAGTATTGGAAGGATTGTTTGGTCCAGTTAATAAGGTTGTAAAAACTAAACAGTTAATTGATAAGGGACATCTATCACCGTTAAAAATTAATATTCTTTTACTACAACATCAAGAATTATTATTTGATTCTTATCAGGATGAGATGGACCATATTTGTACATTAGATAGAAGAAATAAATTTATAGAACGTTTAGCATTAAACCAATCAGGTAATACGCTTGTTCTATTTGCATACGTAGAGAAGCATGGTCAGGTACTTTATGATATGATAAATAGTAGTGTATCAGAACATAGAAAAGTATTCTTTGTTCATGGAGGAGTTGATACCGAAGACCGAGAAAAAGTAAGACAGATTACAGAAATCCAGAATGATGCCATAATAATTGCTTCTTACGGAACATTTTCCACAGGTATCAACATTAAAAGATTACACAATATTATATTCGCTAGTCCTAGTAAATCAAGGATTAGAAACTTGCAGTCAATTGGTAGAGCCTTACGTAAAGGTAACCAGAAAGAAATAGCAACACTATACGATATTGCAGATGATTTTACAAAAGGAGAAAGAAGAAATTACACTTTAAATCATATGGTGGAAAGAGTAAAAACTTATTCCCAAGAAAGCTTTAATTATGAGATTATTCCAATCAATTTTAGGAGAAAGGAAGAATGATTTATTCAGAGTTTATCGGAATGATAAAACTAGTAAGTGGAGAAGAAGTTATTGGTAGTGTATTAGTATGTGGGGAAGAGAACGGATTTATTGTAGAAACCCCTTTTAGTATAGATGAAACAATTATAGAAACACCAGCTGGTGAAATGGTTAAAGTAGATTTGAGACCATGGATTAAATTTTCTAGTGAAGAAATTATCTTTATTGAAAAAGATAAGACTATCACTGTATATGAAGCAGATGAAAGAATAACAAAAATATATAATAAAACACTTCGTAAATATCTACATCATGAAGACAATACAAGTCAACTACCTTTAGATGAAGAGATGGGATTTAAGACAAAAGTAGATGATGCAAGAAATAGCTTAGAGAAGATCTTTAAAGATAGCTAAGTTGTTCTCTGAACCCTAGCAGAGTTATTATACAGAGTTTTGAGCCACTTGTCAAGTCCTTGATATTGTGGTATAGTACAAACAATTACAAAAGCTAATAGCTTACATATGTACCATGAAGAAAAAAGAACACTATGTAAATAACAAAGAATTTTTAGAGGCAATTACTGTCTATCGAAACAAAGTTATTAAATCAAAAGAAGAAGGTGAACCTAGACCTAGAGTTCCAGAATACATTGGTGAGTGTTTTCTAAAGATTGCAACTCACTTATCCTATCGTCCTAACTTCGTGAACTATATGTTCAAGGATGATATGATTTGTGACGGTATAGAAAACTGTCTTCAGTATATTGATAATTTTGATCCACAGAAATCTTCTAACCCATTTGCATACTTTACTCAAATAATTTATTTTGCTTTCTTACGTAGAATTCAAAGAGAGAAAAAACAGTTAGATATTAAGACAAGAATTTTAGAAAGATCGGGACATGATGAAGTCTTCTCTGCAGACAGTTCTGTGATGGGTTATGATTCTTCCACTATGAATAGTATTAAAGAGTCCCTTGAAATTAAAGTTAATCGATGACAATTGCTCTGATTACCGATCAACATTTAGATGGTCGTAAAAGTTCCCAAATCTTCTGGGACTATTTTATAAAATTTTATGATAATGTATTTTTTCCATCACTCAAAAAATACAAAATAAAAACTATCATAGATCTTGGTGATACATTTGATAACCGTAAAGGCATTGACCTTGGCGCATGGTATCGTATTAAGAAAAATTATTACGATAAGCTTGCTGAGATGGGTATCACTGTTCACATGATTGTTGGTAATCATACTGCATACTATAAAAATACTAATGTTATCAATACTCCAGATTTACTTTTGGAACAGTATGATAATATTCACATCTATAGTGAAGTGGAGGATATTGTAGTTGACGGTTTGAAAATTACAATGCTTCCTTGGATTAATTCTGAGAATCAAGAATCATCTTTTGATCACCTAAAAAATACTGACTCAACTATAGTCATGGGTCACCTTGAAATCTCTGGATTTCAGGCAATCCCTGGTCATGTATTTGAAGGTGGTATTGAAGCAAATGCATTCAGTAAGTTTGATAAAGTATTATCAGGACACTTCCACCACAAATCAGAACGTGGGAACATTAAGTATCTGGGAAATCCATATGAACTGTTCTGGAATGATTATAGGGCAGAAAGAGGATTTCATCTATTAGATCCTAAGACTAAGAAATTAGGATTTATTAAAAATCCTTATAGTATTTTTAAAAAAATATATTATAATGATAATGTAACTGACTATAATAAGTTTGATGCATCTGAATATAAAGATACATACATTAAAATATTTGTAGAAGAAAGATCAGACAATAATATGTTTGAACGAGTTCTAGAAAATTTGTATGATATCGGAGTTCATGATATTAAAGTTATCGAAACTAATAATTTAGATCTAGATGGCACTGAAGAAAATTTTGAAGGTGAAGATACCCTCACCACACTAAACAGATATATAGATGAAAAAGAGAATATAAATTTAGATAAAAATAGTATTAAAAATATTATTAAATCAATTTATGTTGAAGCCTGCGAGGTACAATAATGTTCATCTTAACGATGTCTGCTGCTGATTCCGAAGGAGCGTATGCTGTAATAACTAAAGAAGGAGATAAGGTACTTCAGTTATTTCAAGAAAATGATGATGCAGAAAGATACATCGGTCTCTTAGAAGCAGATGGATTTTGTTCCGTCGAATCTACTGAGATAGAAACTGAACAGGTAGTTGCGGCTTGCGAGAGATTCGGTTATAATTACGTGATAATAACACCAGACGACTTTGTAATTCCACCAAAATTTGATTCACATGATTTTATTTAAAAGTGTAACCTATAAAAATTTCCTTGCTACTGGGAACAATCCTATAACAATTCTTTTAGATTCTACTACAACAACTTTGATTGTAGGTCAGAATGGTGCTGGTAAGAGTACTATTATTGAAGCAATTGTATTTGCATTGTTTAATAAATCTTTTCGTAAGGTAAACAAAAATCAACTCATCAATAGTATTAATGAAAAAGATTGTGTTGTAGAAGTTACATTTCAAATTGGTACTACAGAATGGTTAGTTCGTCGTGGAATGAAACCTGGTATCTTTGAAATTTATAAGAACGGAGATTTATTAGATCAGCAATCTTCTGCAGTAGATCAACAAAAATGGTTTGAACAATATGTATTAAAATTAAATTATAAATCATTTACACAGATTGTTGTACTTGGGTCATCTACATTTGTTCCTTTTATGCAGTTACCTGCTGCATCACGTAGAGAGATCATTGAAGATCTTTTAGACATTCGTATTTTTTCTACGATGAATGTTATTCTAAAAGATAAAGTGAAGAGTTCTACTGAAGAACTTAAAACTTATGAGACTGATATTGCCTTTCTAAAAGAGAAAGCAGAAATGCAAAGTAATCATATTAAATCTTTAGAGAAAACTGCAAAGAAAACTATAACTCAAAAAGAAGATAAGGTTGTAGAACTAGAAGATGGTATTGAAGTATTGAATACTGATATTGAACAATCTAATAATCATGCAACTCAGTTATTAGAAGAGGTAACTAAGTTTGATGGTATTGATAAAAAAATTAAAAAATTTGAAAAAGAGATTACAACTAATACTAATTTAATTACAAGGACCGAGAAAGAGGAAAGCTTTTTTGTTGAAAATGATGTTTGTCCAAAATGTACACAACCAATAACCTCAGATGTTAAAGAGAAACATATTCTCCAGTCTTCTAAAATTATTAATGATACAACACAACTAGTTCATCAGTATAAGGATCAACTTAAGAAAGCAAATAAACTAGTTAAAAAGCAAACTGAAATGAATAGAGAGGTGTCTGATATTAATTGGGACATCAAATCAAAATTGCAGGCTATAAAAACAACTCAAAAAATTATCTCAGATATTAAAGGTGAGATTGAGGAGTTGAAGAATGATAATCTAGATATTGATGGAGAGAAGGAAAAGCTTGTTGAGATTGGTAATCAAGGATTAACAATACAAAAATCTATTAGAGATGCAAAGGATACTAAAAGAAACTATGATGTAATTTCTTCTTTGCTTAAAGACGGTGGTATTAAATCAATGATTATTAGGAAGTATCTTCCTGTGATGAATCAGCATATTAATAAGTATCTTCAAGAACTTGATTTCTATGTAAACTTTACACTAGACGAAGAATTTAATGAAAGTATTAAATCTAGACATAGAGATGATTTTACTTATAGTTCTTTCAGCGAGGGAGAGAAGATGAGAATTGACCTTGCTTTAATGTTTACCTGGAGATCTATTGCTAAACTTAAAAACTCTGCAAATACAAATCTTCTTATTCTAGATGAAGTCTTTGATTCATCTCTAGATGTTGGTGGTACAGATGAGTTTCTCAGAATTATTAGAGGAGTATCTGATGACACAAACATTTTTATTATCTCTCATAAGGGAGATGTACTCCTTGATAAATTTGATAGAGTTATGAAATTTGACAAGGTTAAAAACTTTAGTAAAATGACAGTATCATGATAGATAAATTTAAAGAATATTTTGTAGGTACTTACAATAACGGTGGCCAAGCATTTTCAAGACCATTACTATGGTCTGCAATACATTTAATACATAAACAAATTGATGAAAATTGGTTTTATGGAGAGCAACAAAATTTTTTGCATGAAAAACCATACAGACAATTTGTCATTGAAGTAATAGAATCTGACGATAAAATTATTACAAAAAATTATAAATTAGATAATGAAAAACATTATCATTTAAGAAATATGGATTCTATATTTGATAATTTAAATTATATTGAAAACTGTGATAGAATTTTTACTTTTGAAGATGATAAATATATTTCTAAAATGACTACTTGTGATTGTATTGTTGAGTGGGAAGGACAAAAAACTTATGTAGAGAACAGTAGTATCTTAAGTGAATCTGAGTATCACATATATGATAAAGGTTATTCTGTCGATACTGATGAATATGTTTGGGGATCTCGCCATGGTCATTATGAATTTATGAAGACTCATAAGGAACCCTTATTGATTGGGGATTGACACCTCCCCTTTTTCGTGATAGCTTAGCTGTATCGATCAAACACATCTATGTCCATCACTCAAGTCAAGAGTAATCTCGCTAAACTTCTAGCAACAGAAAACCTGACCGTTGAACATAGTAACGTTTCCACTGCTTCATTCAATGTGGAGACACGGGTTTTGCAACTACCTGTATGGGAAAATATTTCAAATGATGTTTATGACCTTCTAGTTGGTCATGAAGTTGGACACGCTCTTTACACTCCATCTACATATGTGACAAAGGAAGTACCTCAATCATTTCTTAATGTTGTTGAGGATGCTCGTATTGAACGTAAAATTAAACTGCAGTATCCTGGTCTCACCAAATCTTTCTACCGTGGATATACCGAACTAAACAAGCAAGATTTCTTTGAGATTGGTGGTGAAGATCTTTCTAAAATGAATCTTATTGATAGAATTAATTTATATTTTAAACTTGGTATTCATGATGTAAAAACAATCATTCCTTTTAATGATGAAGAACAACAGTTTGTGGATATGTCTAAAATTGCAGAAACATTTGATGATGTCATAAGTATCTGTAAAAAACTCCTTACATATATTGAGAGTAATTCTGATAAAGAAGAATCTAAATCAGTAGATATTTCAAACATTCAACAATCCGGTCTTCCTGGTACAGATCAAATTTCTGTTGATAGTAAATCTTCAGATGAACCTGATGAGATGACTCATGAAGAAATGTTAGATGAAGCTAATAAACGAGAGAGTGAAAATGAATTTGGTGATGAAGATTATGATAGAGAAGTAGATGGTGACGATGACGATGAATACACATCACATACAGATGATGCTTGGGGTAAAAATACTAGAACTCTTGTAGACTCTTCTGCTAAACAACATATCTATTTGAGTCCTCCTAGTATTGATTGGTCGAACTCTATTGAATCAGTATCTGTGTTCTCAGAAAACATGGATAAAAATATTGATTACATCAAAGAAAAATACGAAAGTATTCATAGTATTGTTGATGATTGGATGACTGATTTTAATTCATTCAAGGTAGAGAATGCAAAATCTGTTAGTTTCATGGTCAAGGAATTTGAAATGAAGAAACAAGCAGATGAATACAATCGTTCTGGTGTTTCAAAGACTGGTGTACTAAACACAAATAAATTATTTTCTTATAAGTGGACTGAAGATATTTTTAAAAAGAATACTACTGTTCCTGATGGTAAGAATCATGGTCTTATTATGTACATTGATTGGTCTGGATCCATGTCAGACAATATGTCTGGTACTATTAAACAGCTAATCAATCTTATTATTTTTTGCAAAAAAGTAAACATCCCATTCCAAGTTTTTGCTTTTAGTGACAGTGGATCTTATAATTATACAAGGACATATTATGAACCGGCGAGAGAAGGAGAGATTGCAGTATGTCAAAGATTTCGTTTGATTGAAATGTTCAATCATAAAATTAGAAAATCTGAATTTGACAAACAACTTTTTAGACTTTGGGTTCTCAAAAACTTTATTGAACGGAGATCAGAAATTCCTTTTGGAAGTTATAATTTAGGTGGAACTCCTTTGAACGATACTATCCTTGCTGCAACTTATGTGTTCAATAAATTTAAACGAGAAACTGGAGTTCAAAATATAAACACTATTTTTCTTACCGATGGTGAGTCTAATAATATGTCGTACTCTAAGTTTATGGGAGAGGGCGATGAGAAATATATTTCTAGAAAATCTTGTTCTTATTCTTCCGAACATTCTGTACTTTGTTTAAAAGATCCTGTAACTGGGTATAGTGAGATAAACATTAATAAGTCTAAAGGTTGGCAAGATTCTGGTATGAATATTACTTCTGCTATGATTCGTTATTACAAATGGATGACTGGATCTAATGTAGTTGGTTTTAGATTGTCGCAATCTTATGATGTTAAACATATCATTCGTGCCGCAGTTAGTTCTGGAACTTATGATTATGAACACTATAAGAAACTTTGGAAATCTAGTAAGTGTTTTGTAGTTGACTCTGTGGGATATGATGAACTATATGTTTTGTCTGCAACGTCAGAGTTCAATGGTAGTCCTGCTGTAATTGATGCATCTCATGACGACAGTAAGAGTAAAATCAGAAGACAATTTAAAAAATATATGAAAACTAAGATGATGAATAAGATAATCTTATCTAAATTCGTTGACCAAATCGCTTGACGGCCTCTTCCATTTGTACTATAATAGCCAAGTAACCAAGGAATTTTAATGACCTCCACTGATGTGATGATTTCTGACCTGGTTTCTCAATACGGAACCAACGTCACTCGTAAAAATCTAATTGATTATGCTGAAACCAGTGATGTGTCTTTTGCTACGGTTTGCAATCGTTTGAAAGATTACAAAATTGGTCGTGGTGTGTATAACCTTTCTGTAAAAGAAAAATTGGAAGAAAGTTTTAATACTATGTCTGCTACTCCTGCAGTTGATATTGTAAGTCTTATTCCCGAAAAAGATAAAAACTATGTTCCCTTTGGTAATTTTTCTGATCTTAAAAAAATTATCAAGTCTAAGATCTTCTATCCATCTTTCATTACTGGACTCTCTGGTAATGGTAAAACATTTGGAGTTGAACAAGCTTGTTCTCAACTGGGTCGTGAACTGATCCGTGTGAATATTACTATCGAGACTGACGAAGATGATCTTATTGGTGGTTTCCGCCTTGTTAACGGAGAGACCGTTTGGCACAATGGACCCGTTGTTGAAGCCTTGCAACGGGGTGCTGTGTTGCTCCTTGACGAAATTGACCTCGCCTCCAACAAAATTCTTTGTCTCCAATCTGTTCTCGAAGGGAAGGGAGTTTTCCTTAAGAAAATTGGCAGGTACGTTAAAGCAACAGAAGGTTTTAACGTATTCGCAACCGCTAATACAAAAGGTAAAGGTTCCGATGACGGACGATTCATTGGAACTAATGTGCTCAACGAAGCATTCCTTGAAAGGTTTGCAGTAACTTTTGAGCAAGAGTATCCGACTATTTCTATTGAGACTAAGATCCTTAATAACTATTGTCGAGAACTTGATTGTATCAATGATAAATTTATTGATGCTCTCGTTAATTGGGCAGATATCATTCGTAAAACTTTCAATGAAGGTGGTATTGATGAAGTAATTTCTACCCGTCGTTTGGTTCACATCATTCGTGCATACAGTATTTTCGATAATGAAAGTAAAGCAATTAGTGTTTGTTTAAATCGATTTGATGATGATACAAAACAGTCTTTCCTTGATCTCTTTGACAAAATTGTGACACCCGATGAAACTGAAACAACAGAAGAAACATGGTCTGCTTGACATAGACACGTTTAATTTGTATAATCAAGAGGGTGAAAAACCCTCTTATAATTTTGAAATAACTATGGCCTACAAATATAATGAAGAAGCTCTACTGCAAGAGCTACGTGATTACATTTCTGGAACTTATGAACAACACTATTCCTCTGGTAACGACAGCATCCAAACGTTAGACTTGATTGAAGCATGTGGAGACGCTGAGGCATTCTGCCGTAGTAACATCCTAAAGTATGCTTCTCGATACGACAGGAAAGGAACTGCTCGTCGTGATATAATTAAGATTCTTCACTACGGTCTTCTCCTTCTCCACTTCTCTGACAAAACCTCTGTACGCGAAACCTACCCTCAATAATTATGAAAATTTCTGTCGAAACTCTGAATATTCTCAAAAACTTTTCCACAATCAATTCATCATTGGTTGTTAAACAAGGAAATATTCTGAGAACTATTTCCCCCGCAAAAAATATCCTCGCTAAATTTGAATGTCCAGAATCATTTGACAATAATTTTGCTGTATATGATCTAAATGAATTTTTGGGTGGTCTCTCTCTATTTAAGGATCCTGACTTTGATTTTGGTAATCCTTCTTATCTTTCTATTCGCAGTGGTAAATCTAAAGTAAAGTATTTCTTTTCAGATCCTAGTGTGATTACTGCTCCACCTGAAAAAGATATTGAACTTCCATCTATTGATGTTGAATTTACATTGACTGAAGAAGTATTATCTTCACTTCTTCGTGCAGCGAGTGTGTATCAACTTCCCGATCTTTCTTTGGTTGGTGATGCTGGTAACATAAATCTTGTTGTCCGTACTAAGAACAACGATACATCCAACAATTTTTCAGTTAAGGTTGGTGAAACTACCAATGAATTTTGTTTCAACTTCAAAGTAGAAAACCTCAAAATTCTTCCTGGTGTGTATAATGTTCAGGTATCTACTGCTAACATTTCTCAGTTCTCACATGATAAGTGGAACTTGTCTTATCTGATTGCACTAGAACCTGATTCTACTTTTAACTGATTATGAGTGACTTTATTTGGGTTGAGAAGTATCGACCCAACAAAATTGAAGACTGCATTCTTCCTGAGAGTATTAAAAAAACTCTACAGAGTTTTGTAGAGAAAGGGGAAGTTCCGAACCTTCTCCTTGCCGGTCCTCCTGGTATCGGTAAAACCACAGTTGCAAAAGCACTGTGTAACGAACTCGGTGCCGATTACTATATTATCAATGGATCTGACGAAGGACGATTTCTGGACACGGTACGGAACCAAGCAAAGAATTTTGCGACGACCGTATCACTTCAAGCAAATGGAAAACCAAAAGTTATCATCATCGATGAAGCTGATAAC